CCGTAAATAACGCAACAATCCCAATTGCAATTTGCCCGTATTTCTCTCCATTCGGTATATCACCAACTAAACCAGTTAAACCAACACTCGCAGTTCCCGTTATTGTTGATAAAACAATTACAGGAATTGTAATAGAATTATTGTATACAGAGAATTTCTTTTCACTTCTATCATGAAGCCAACGATAACATGCAGCATAATCTGACCATTTTGCTAATAGTTTTTCTTGCTCTTCTGACCAACCATTCTGAAACTTACGTGCTCTATTACCTGATAAATCTCTTGGAGTATTTGATCCAGAAGTTTTTGGCGAAGACATTCTATAATAGGCCTAGATTTTCATATACCGCCCAACCATTTCGCTGACTCGGTTCAAAATATACTTCTTTCCATTTAGTACTACTCTTTAATTCTTCAACAACTCTTTTACATTTCTCAGTATTTATATCATCTAAAATAAAGACCTTGGTAGAGTTATATAGTTTTTTAAATTCAAAATATGTTAAATACTCAGAGCCGTCTAACAACACTACTTCTGGTTTATAAGACTCTACATCGAAATAAGATGTCTTAAAAAAAGATGCCATGTCATCTCTTAACCATTTTGTATTAACACTTTCAAACATTTCTAACAGTTCATTTATCGGAGGAAGTTCTTCATCTTTCATGATACGAGCTTTGAATAAATGTATATATGGTATACTAGCATATTTAGATTTCGCTTCATTATACATCTCTTCATTAATTTCTAGTGAAGCAAAATTAAATGGCTGGACCCTTGATCCAAATCCTTTCGCGAAACAATATGTAGAGCCTCCACCGTTCCAAGTTCCTATTTCTAGATATTTACTAAATCTAGTATCTTGAGAATATTGCGCAATTATCTTACCCATAGGATCATCATATTTAATTTGGCCATCGTTTACCAATTCTCCAATACTTTGCATTTCTATTCTTTCTTCTTAAATGGTCGTTTAGGCTTGTTTGCATTATTTTCATAAATCTTTTTCGCAGCCTCTTCACTTAGACTTTTGACATCAAGTCCACTTGGTATGGAAACGAATACTGGTTTCTTTCCTTTAGCAGTAACTTTCTTCATCATGTAAATACCATAAGGTCCATTCTTGAATACATACTCCCCTAAACTATGCAGAGTTTCAGATTTATTTTTAGAACGCTCAATAAGACTTTCAACAGTATCGCCAGGTTTCAAAGATATATTTGTTCCATTATATACTATATATTCGCCAAACTTCCCTTTTTTTCGTACAAGCATCTCACCTTCATGATACCCAAAGATATCTGGTTTTTCCTTATCAAGGATAAATTGTTGAACGAGCGTATCAGTAATATCTTTAAAACTAATCCCTTCAGGCCATCCTAGAAATGCTTTGTCTTTTACTAGTACTGGTCCAAACTTTCCCATTACTGCTTCATAGCCATCAGCAAGTACAATCTTTTTAGAGTTTGATATTTCTTTGACCGGTACTTTCTTTAGTTGCTCATATTTATCTTTATAAGAGTTATATGTATCACTGCACAGTTTGCGCCATTCTTCACTGCCAGATTCTACTAAATCAAGTCTATCTTCCATTTGTTTTGTAAATCCATAATCAAATAATTCTTTGAATTCTTTCATACAAAACTCATAGACTTGTTTTCCAAGAACAGTTGGAAACATCTTTTGCTTTTGACCGGCAATCTTCTTTGTTTCTTGCTGTTTTTTTGGAGGCCAAGTATTTGGGGTTACTGTAAGTTTATTCAGTACTACTTCTTTTGCTTCTTCATTCTTTGTCTCAACATAGTTTTTATCCACAATAGATGCAACAAGTGAAGCAAATGTAGATGGTCGTCCAATACCTTTCTTTTCCAACTCTCGTACTAATGTTGCTTCCGTATACCGTGATGGAGCATTAGTAATCTTTTCTTCTGCTTGAAGACTACTCCATTTGATTTTCAGATTTTCTACTAGGTTTTCAGAAGTCTTCCATGACTGCTCTTCTTCTTCTTCCTTTTCATCCAAATCACTTTCACTCATACCAACAATCTTCCATCCTTGAAATGTTGTACGTTTCCAAATACTCTCATGAATAAATTCACTAGGGTCATTGTTTATTACCCATTGAATCTTTTTCTCTTCGCCTTTCGCTACAGCCATAACACTTTGTAAAGCACGCTTGTAAATTAGATTATAGATATTCTTTTCTTGTTGATTGAATTTTGAATCGAGTGTTAGAAGGTCAAAGTGGGTTGGTCTAATACATTCATGAGCCCCAAGAGATTCTTGGGGCACAGTCTTTAAAGAATTTCCTTTGGAAATTGCTTTATCGTGCGCATCTTGGCTCTTCTGCATTTCTGTATTTCTGGCTTTCTTGACAAAACTATTTGATAAATATTCTTTTCCATAAGTCTTTTCTACTTGCTTTCGTGCGTCAGCAATTGCTTCTTCTGATAAAACTGCTGAATCCGTACGCATATATGTAATATGACCTTCTTCATATAGTTTCTGAGCAATTCTCATAGTATTTTTAGGATTGGAGTTATACATAGCTGATGCTTCTTGCTGTAGCGACGACGTAATAAGTGGAAGTGGAGGACTATGACTTGTTGGCTTTTTAATACAATGTGTAACTGTTGCTACTTCCAAGTCATTAACATTTTCTAGATAGTTTTCTGCATCTTCTTCGGAACTAAGACTTTCAATCATTCGTCCAGAGAAGCTTGTAGCACCATAATACCAACTTCCTTTTACTTCCCAAGTTGCTTCTTTTTTAAAGTCGCTAATGCTAGATTCTTTCTCAACAATAAGCCTTAGTGCTGGAGTTTGGCATCGCCCTGCGGATAGTGCTGAACCAACGAAACGCCATAAAAGAGGTGAGATAGTAAATCCAACCATTAAATCTAATACTGCTCGTGCTTGCTGAGAATTCACACGATTCATATTAATAGTTCTGGGATTCTGAATTGCATGTAATACAGCAGTTTTAGTAATCTCATGAAATACAATTCGTGGATTTGTTGTGGTATTCAGTTTAAGAGCAATCGCAACAGAATAAGAAATAGCTTCACCTTCTCTATCATCATCACTTGCTAAATAAATCTTGGTCGCATCATTTGCAGCTACTTTCAATTGATTAATAGTTTTATATTTATCTTTCATAAATTCATATTCTGGCTTGAAACCATCTTCAATATGAAGTGCTTTCACATCTTCAACAAGATGTCTGATGTGCCCCATAGATGCAAGAACTTTCCATCCTGGCCCTAAGAATCCTTGAATTTTAGAGCATTTTGCTGGAGATTCTACTATAACAAGATTCATTGATACTAATTATAGATTGGTAAAATATGATACAATTTTATTTGTTTTTTGTTTATTTAATTATAAATGAATCTCTGCTAACTGGACTTCCTCTAAAATTTAATTGTGTGTAATAATAAATAATTTCTTCTTTTAATAATTCTATATCTTTTAGTCTAAGCCAAATATTTACATCTTCATTCCAAGGGCAATCTGTTATTTTTTCTATATTTTCACCATAACCCACTTTATATATTATATTTAAATCTAGATTCTCTTTATTAAATATATCATTACGTAAACAAATAATATTATTTCCATCAAAAATACTAACAATTGTATATCCATATGGTTCAATTACTTCTTTTCCCGCTTGAATTGAAAATCCATAAAAATGTGAACTATCAAAGTTATATATTTCTGAATATTTCACTTCAAAATAAATTGGTGGTGGTATTTTTTCATTTATTTCCGCTATAATAATTTTTGGTTTATATTCTTCCAATATATTTTTTAATACATCTAAATCATATCCATCAATATCTATTTTAAGAATATCTGGTTCGGCTGGAACATTATATTTTTTAAATATAGAATTAATTGTGTGTGGATATACAAAGCCAATATGGATATCGACATTTGTATTATTTATATTATTTTTTAATTGTTCATATAGAAAATCACGACCTTCAATACACAGTCCATAATTATATTTTGCTTTCAAAAATGGAAAAATAGGACCTGGTCCATCAGATGCTCCAATATCTATAAAATAATTATTTGGATTCTCTATTTTAGAATAGAATTCAATTAATAAAGTATTAAAATATTTAGTTTCTAGACTCATATATAATAAAATAAAATTTTTCTTTTATACCTAAAAAGAAAAAATATAAATGAATAGATGAATAATAGAGAGTGTCAAATAAAAGATGATGATGAAATTCTTCAAGAAGAGAAAAATAGATTTAACTTCCGACGTTTTACATCAGAAGAAATAGAAAAGAAGCATTCGCCATTTGAACACGTCAAGAAAAGAGAATTTCCATTTTTATTCCAAAAAAAAAGAGAAGTTTATAAGGAAGATACAAAAATTAGTTTAGATGATATAATTACACGTATGTCAGATATATCATTAAATAGTATTAATACAGTATTAGGTAGTAACCAATTTACGCATAATGGCATGGTATTTGAGCCCACAACTCCAGTCTTTACAAGTGTAGCAGTAGATGAAACTACGCTACCAGAGATTGAACTAGGTGAATCTTATTACTTGCCAAACACTCCACCATATCCTCCATTTGATAGTGAAACTAAAATGAATTCAATTGAGGATTTAAAATTAGATGACGACGTAGTTCTAGATGGACAGAAATGATATAGCATATTTATTAAATAGTACTCCAAAATACTATTATTTATTAGAATTACATGTTGCTCTTATAAGACGTTATGCTCCTAAATGTAAATGGCCGATTTATTTTGCAACAGAAGTACCAGAGCATTCTATATGTAAGATTTTACAAGGCTACAATGTAAATATTATAATTTTAGAAAAAGAAAATTCATCATTTATATCTTCGAGAAAACGAGCTTTAGAGCTATTGCCAGATTCTATAAAGTATGTATTACCAATGCAAGAAGACTTTTTACTTGAGCGGTTTATAGATACAAATGCAATTCATGAATCAATTAGTATTTTGGATACTAATAATGATATAATATCTGTCCGTTACATGCCATGCCCTGGTCCTAATGAAATAAATCCTAACTATAACAAAGTATGGAAATATATTAAACATGATACTTATTTATTTACATTTCAAGCAACATTATGGAGAAAAGAAGAATGTCTATTATATTATAAGGTTATCGAAAATGAAGTGTGGGCTAGAAGTTTTCAATCTGATGAAGAACGTAATCTATATGAAGTGAAAATGAATATTGCTGAAAATAATGATGGGCAGAAGATTTTTACAAGTTTATTCGATGATAAAAAAATACTAGCATATATAAGACAACATAAATATCCTAATGCTGTTTATATGAGTCCTTGGCCATATAGACCAACGGCGGTAATTAAAGGTGTTTTACAGCCTTTTGCAAAGGAATTGGCAGAACGAGAAGGTTTTAAAATTTAGAATCTATTCCCAGAATTATTAATAGTAACAAAAACACTATTTTTGTCATTAATACTGTTATTAATAACAAATGTAGAAGTTTCTAATCCACTTCTAAATACGTCATTGCCTCCAAGAGTTTTTATAGAGCCTACTCCATCTGAAATATAATGTACTAAACTGACATTAGAGTTTACAAGACTTACATCAAACTCCATCTTTAATGGCTGAATAAATCCATTGGAAAGAACTCTAGGATTTAAAAATGATGATACACTATAAGGG